GGAGTGTCTTATTCATAGGGCATTCCACGGTACTTCAATTTATAAACTTACTTCTAATTCATTATACACTATTTTATTTTTGTGTCAAACATTCCGGACTTACCCATTCAGTAATGCCGTCCATGTTGCAGCACCAACAGATCCGTCAACAACTAAACCTTTTGCTTTTTGGAAAGCACGAACCGCCGAATCTGTCTTAGAACCGAAACTTCCGTCAATTTCTCCACAATCAAATCCTCGTGCATTCAATATACCCTGTAATGCTCTGACAGTGTCACCCTTGGCTTTTTTCTGCAATACTATGCATTCCACCGATACGAATCTTACATCGGCATATACACCATCCTCAAGTACTATAACAGTATGCCCTTTCTTCACAAGAATATCTCCACGTTTGAGATATATGTCACTTGTCAGATACTTAATCTCCGGCAGAACATCGAAATATCCTGTGGACTTAAATGCAGATAGCATCGAACTTGTTGTAGGTGCATTCTCATATACATACGGAACATCAATCCCGGCACATTCAGCACATACGGCAACAAGAGAACTGCAATCGCATTCGCACTTGCCAACCTTGGATAAATCCCAATTAACAGCCTTTGCAGCTTTACGCAAGGAATTTCTACTGTATTGGTCGTAACCTACGTTTGGATTGTTACAGGCATTCTCACATTCTTTTGCAATTCTTTCAGCCTTTACTGGATCATTACAACGAAGAACGGTATGCCAATCGCCATCGTACCAATTACGAATGCACACTTCTTTCCCGGTCTGGTCGCCCGCCGTACCACTGTTAGCCTTGCCACGTTCATCAATGCTTGCGTGACCTACTAATACCGCCATTATACATCATCCTTTCCAGTCGCCTTAGCCTTTGTTGCCTGTGTTCCGAAGAAAAAACTTATAACAATCATAAATACATTGTTTACCTGTTCTCCACTGATAATCTCCAAAAATGCTAAGACGATAAATGTAGCAGTCAGTAACAGTGTAACAATAGACTTCACATCAATTAACTTTGCCAATTTTTCCTTCATAAAAATACCCCCTTGCTTAAATGAACTCATTTTTATTCATCAATTCACGGTACAATTCCCGCAAATACCGTGTTTCTTCTTCGATAACTGCATTTGGAATCTCGTTCTTGTCAACATATTCTTCATAGAAAATCAACTGATTCAGAACGTGTTCCCATTCTTCTTTCGTGTGTTTCCGTCCATTATGACAGGAATTTGCGAAGTCAAGAATGCTCCACCGTTTATCGTGGGCGTTCTTTTCCTCGAAATCTTTCTTCAAGGTATGCATTTCACCTTTTAGCATTTTAAATTCTTCCCGCAAATCGTCATTCAGTTTATCCCCTATCCATTTAAGCAAATGCGACCAGGGATTTACCTTAATCGGTGCGATTTCAAATAATGTCAACGCAACGAAAACCACTGCGCTGATTCCTCCCGCCCCTAATGTACTTAATATCTCTTGTATACTCATGCGCCCCTCCATTGTTGTCTTTTGTTTTATCTAAACGTCACCAATTCATCATTTATATATACGTTGCTGATTGTACTTGTGATATTGCCGGAATATGCCTCAAAATGCAAAAATACCAACTGTTGCGCCGTATCAAACGTTAATGTTCCTTCATGCGTTATGTTTGTGCATGGTTGGTAGTTGTACCACATACCGAGTGAACCCGACATAGGAGTAAAATCCATCTTCAACCATCTGGAAGATGCATAGGCCGAACTTGTCATAGTCTGTGTAACGGTATATTTTAATTTGATTGTTGTACCAAATCCTCCCGCCTTATTGATAGCAAATACTACTCTATTTGTGCCTACACCAGAAATAGATGTGGCATTGTTAATCTTACAGGTGACAGAAGTGCCGTCTTGTGATATATCGTAAGAATATGTAGTATCGGTACTCATAAAGTAGATTAAGTCACTTCTTAGGGTTCCTACAGGTTTGGTGTTAAAAATATCCGTCCATTCCCCGTTAATATACCGCTTTACTGAATTGACATTTGTCCATGATCCGTTTTTGTTTATCTTTAGTGTGGGTGTAGTCCATGATCCGTTTTTATATATCTGCACTCCCATAGACACCGCCTAACTTATCCATAAGGCTTTAGTGTCTGTTGGTGCCGTGTCGGATATAATTACCTTTGCAGAATTTCCAGTATGGAGTGCTTCGTTTTCGCCCGCTTTAAGTTCTGCAAAATCTATAACAAAAAGCCGTGTTTCGTTACTGTAAACCGCAAAAATTCGCACTGTATTCGTTACTACGTCTAATGTTATATCTCCTGTAAAGTCGGTATTACTCGGAGGCTTTTTAAAGTGAACTTCTCCACCCTCACTACCTCCAACCCCACCAGTAAAAGTAGGCACAAAAGAGAAATTGCCCGCACTGTCTCTTATTACAAAACTACTTGCATGATACCCATCTAAGGTATCTGCATTTGCTACTGTTCCAGAAGAATCAACTTTGGCGTTCCATGCAGTTCTTTCTGCACTGGTAATATGCCCCACGGTATCGGACAAATGGGATATTAAACTGTTAATGGCTTTCGAAATCTTACCGAATGCCACGCTTAATTTCTCCCCGCTTGAAAGTGCCGTGATTGATGATGCCACGGAATAAGTCGGTGTCTGGTCGTTGGTAGATACATTCGGCACATTTCCTAAACCTACTTGACTTTTTGTAACGCCATGAGGATTCCCGGTATCTTTTGTATGAGTGGAAAGAGAAGTGTTTATATCACTATCAGTTTCCTCTAATTCCTTTAACTTAGCGTCTATAACGTCCGTGTTTTCGTTTTGGTCTGCAACGTTATAAAAATCTTCTTTGTCCGGTTTTTTCAAACCATAATTGTTCGTAGTTTTCACAGAAGATAACCCCCTTCTTATTTGATGTTTTGATTATCTTCTGTGTTTCCTACGTTCTTAGGTAATAAAAAAAGAACCCTTTAGGTTCTGCTTCTTAGTACTCTTCGCCAGTGAAGTTTCTGTAATCCTCTGGAGAGATAGTACCATCTTCGACCTCCGCCTTTGCCAAATATCTTACTTGGTCTTTCATGGACGGGTAGCCATTCTTGGAGTCTTCGCTAAGGCTGTCAAAAGTCTTTCTGCCCGCCTTAATAAGTCTCCAGTAACTGTGTGCGATAGACTGAATTTTCATCATTCGTACCTCCTTATAATAAGTTTTCTATTAGTTCAAATATCTCCACAAGAGTTTCGTCCTGTGCGATATTGATTTCCTCTTGAACCATTTGACTCTCATACAACGCTACCGCTGTCTCGTCTGTAAGGAGCAATGCTTCTTCAAGTTCTGCTACAGTTCGTGCCAGAGCGTCGATTTTCTGCTCTTCGGGAATGAACGGCTCCCATTCTTGGTTAAGCACAAACATACCATTAAAGAACAGGTATTTACCCTCTTCGTAATCCTCCGGTAAACTGTCAACCTCTGCCACTGTATATCCGTGGTCTATTGCGTACATCATTACTTCGCCCTTTTCGTTGAGCAACGCCCACTTTTCGAATGCCTCGTCGAAAAAACCAAATACGATTTTTGGTGCGTGAAGTAAGATGCGTCCGTCTGTTGTAACTAATATGTTCATTTGTAAAACCTCCTTAACTTGGTGCTGGACAAGTGCTGATATATAGTGTTCCCGTCGAGGAATAATTAGCAAATGCTCCACTTGGCGTTGTTGCAAAGCCATTATTCTCAGTAAAGGTTATGCCATCAAGTGTGTACCATAACGATATTGGTGCTGTGGTCGCACCCGATGCACGTGTAGCATATAAACCCATACATCTATCTCCAACCCATTCCATTCCGTACATATTACCACTGTTTGGTAGAGTATTTGTACCCGTTGCAACCAACGTCATCACAGAGCCGTTGTAAGAGTATACATTCTTATTCATTCGATTTAAGAAGGTATTCTCGTTAATTCGCACATAGGAAATCGGACAAAATGTACTGGTAGGTTTAATCAATTCTGTTACTGTATTTGTGCTAGGGTCGTACCTATATATCAAAAAGTTATAGGCAACAAGTATTGTATTACTACATTCGTAAATATTCACACCAGTGCTATATACTGGTGCATTGTTACTAACTGATGTTTCTAAATAACTGAAAAAGTCATTAGCAACGACTTCGAAAGTCTTATTAGCAATGCTGTACCTTTCTATCGTAATCGTAGTACGCCCCATATAGTTATCAGCCTTGTCTCTCTTTCTTTCAGTATAGGCATGATAAATATAGCCGTTATGGTACACAGAACCACTATAATATCTAGTAAATTGACCCTCCGAACCACCATTACCATAGCCCGAATTGATAGAACTGTAAGTCCATGTATATCCCGTCGCTTGGTCGATTTTTGTTCCAGTGGAGTTAAATTCTACATAAGTAAAATAATTCGAACCACCACCGCCACTCTGCGAACCGCCCGTGGAGAAAGTTTGATTAACTCTACCGAATAGTCTGCCGTCGCATTCTATTAACGGAGTAATAGATACCGCATCACTATTAATATGTGACGAACCATCGTTACCATTAGTTATTATAGCATCTGCCCCTTTGGTAAAGGTTATTCCGTCTGTGGAATACATCAACGCTGTTTTTGTACCCGATGTTGCGGAATATCCAGTGAACCACTTCCCGAATGCGTAAGCACTAGCACTATTTATCCCGTTAAAGGTAGTTCCCGTTCTTGTGCTAACTGTCCACCCAGTCGGATTTGTAACGTCGGGGTTATTAAGAACTACTGGTATTTGATAGGACGAAAATCTTGCGTGTGCCTTACCAAATAAACCGCTACTATAACACAGTCTTGCTTTACCGCCGATGCCGATATACATTTTCTTGATTTTTCTAGCCTTACCGCCTACTCCAAAATAAGCTCTTTTGCCCTTTCGGGCTTTACCGCCTACGCCAAAGTATAAACCTTTCGCCATATCGCCACCGCCTTACTCATAAACGATATAAATAGCACCGCTTAACAGTGTGCTACTTCCGGCCGTTAAATCCGATGTACCGGCACTAATCGCTCTTACCATAGAAGTTCCATAGTTAGTGTCTGCTGTGCCGATACCCGTTGTTCGGTTCATGGCGTTTTTAAGCGTGTTCATTGTCACAAGGTTTGTGCTTGCCGTAATTGCCGTTGTGGTAGCCGTACTGTTAGTAATTGCTCTTGTAGTAACAGCACCAGTACCATTACCAATTAAGGCTTGCCCAGAAGTAAACGTTGTCGCTCCAGTACCGCCTCTTGCAACTGGAAGTGTACCAGAAGTGATTTCTGATGCTGAGTGGTTATGTGCCGTTGGTGTCATACTTGTAGGGAAATCACTAATCTGCGACTTCGTATGAGTATGCGTACCATTTGCCTTACTATTCCATGTGGTACGTTCTGCGGAAGTAATGTGTCCTACGGTGTCTGTCAAGTGGGAAATAAGGCTAGAAATCGCCTTTGCAATCTTACCAAATGCGGCTCTTAAATTTTCCCCACTGGACAGTTCTGCAATATCACTTGCCACAACGTAAGTTGGAGTGTCTACCTCTTTTAACTTCTCGTCAACATTCGAAAAGTTACTATTAAAGTCCTCGACATTATAAAGGTCGGAACTCTCCGGGAGATTAAATTCGTAATTTGTTGTCTTTTTCATTTGTTATCACCTCTTTAAGTGTCGATGTTTGCTTTCCCTCGAATCTCGCCATAAGTATAAGATGCAAGTTGTCCATGAGTATAGTGTGAAACTTCCTCATTCGTTCTGTATCTAACGCTTACGTCTAATATCATATTAGCGGGAATGATTTTTTCCAGTGTACTTTCTACAATCTTTTGTTGCTCTTTAACGGTTATTTCCAACTTTACAACAATGGTAAGTTTCGAATGGTCGATTTCCAAAAAATATCCTGTATCTCCACATATATTCGTCAAAATGGATTTCAACGTTTCTTTTGTATATGGAATCTCTGATACAATCTGACTGGCAATTCGCATTCTTCGTGTTTCGAGACTGTCAGTTTGCTTGGAAGGAATATTAAGCATTGTCTCCCAACGCTTACAACCGGACGGTTCAAGAGTGGAAACATACTGATTTTTGTAAGTTTCGTCTCTTGCTCTCTGCAACCTCTTGAACTCGTTGGTAAGTGCATTAGATATATGCTTTATTTCTTTCGTTTCCGCAACGACTGGTGGAAAGTAAGAATAAATATCAATAGGTCTAGTTAGCACTTATATTCCCCCTTACTGCGATATTGTCAGCACTGATTTCAAGGTTTTTTGTTTCTCCATTCAGTGTAGTACCTGTAATGTCAACAACACCTTGCACATCTAGTATTTTTGCATCTAACTGACTAATACGAACAATGATTGCCGTTGTTTCCCATCCCTTATTAAGTTCGAGAATGTAATCGTCAATGGCCTTTGTGATTGTGTTGCCTATTTCTTCCCACGAATACCCTGTTGCATAAGTCAGTGTCAAGCCAATGTCTACCGAAGTGCTACCACAAGGGAAAACGTGTACGTTATGGTCGATTGATACAAGGCCGTCTCCGTTACCGTCTGTTGGATCCAGTGTCTGCTTTACAAGATTTACTGTTTCTGTTGTAGGTACACCGTAATCACTGGCCTGTATTACCAATGCTACATTTCCGGCTTCTGTTTCCATATTGCCGTTGGTATGAGCATAAACATGAACGCCACCAACACCGTTTATATCATTTACACTTGCGATGTACTGTGCTTTGTTCCAACCATACTGATTGTTATTGAAAGAATCAAAATATTCCTGTCTGAAACTGTCCTCGCTCTGTTCGTCCTCTCCTAAAACAAGAATTTCTGTAATCTCTGCACTTTCAAGTCCGGAAATCGCTTGAATTGGAATAATCGTTCCTGTATAACCGTTTGCGATTGTTCCCGGTTGCTCACACATCAACTTAAATGTAGTGTCACTTATCTGCTCTGTCACGATATACGTTAAATCGTTCAGGAAAAAGCGTTCTCCGATTGCAACTGCAATATTAAAACTACCTTTAACAATCGCATTTGTTGGTGCATTCGGTTGTAGTCCTCGTTCCGATGCTCTTTTAATTAAGCCGTCCATACTAGCACTGTCCGCATACGTTTCTGTCATTATCATTTCATCTTCTCCATACGCAAGCAGAAATTCTATAGCTGCGGCCGACAAAACATCGAAAGCCAAACTGCCTTCTCTTTTATCTACCTCATTCGGAATATCCGCAAGCATACGGTCCAAAATTTCTTCATGTGTCATATTGCCCTCCTTATACCACGAATGTTGTATTGCTTTCGAATGAACCTACATTAGAATGAACAACAAAAAAGACG